TGTTTCCACATAGGAGAGCCCCAATAATCTTTCCCATATTTTTTTCTTACTTGGTTTATGGCCTCCGCTTGAGGGCTACCTTGCAATACTAACTGTTGATATTTCTCATCTAGAATTTTTCCCCATAAAAATGGAGACCCTACAACTCTTGTAGCTATATCAAAATTCAAATCTCTTACCGCCCTCATGGCCACTTGCTCTGATATTCTAGCAGCTTGCGGTTTAACAATTTTTTCCATGGATTCTGGAGGAAGGGCCGCTACGGCTATGGCAGAGTTTGTAGTGGCCAATAGTTGATTTAAACCAGTCTCTCCCAGATTAAGCGCATTTGCTGTCCCAGTTTCCGCTATCTGCTTTGTGTAATCATCGGTCATTATGACAGGTTTTTCCGCCATATATTTATTAAATATTTTTGTCTGGTCATTTTCTGCTGAGACTAAAGTAACTTTAGTCTGGTCATCCATATGCATTTCAAGTAATTGAGATGCTCCTAAGGTAGGAGATTGTTCTTTTGCCTGCGCTTTGAAATCCTCATCCCATTGTCTAAATTCTTTATAGTAACCTTCTCCACTGGTGCCTTCATGTTTTCTTTTTAAATCATTTTCTTTTTTGGCACGTTCTATAGCGTATTCCGATACTTTATTATCTACGAAATCCCTATTTTGAGATTCTGTTCTTTTTTCCATTAAATCAAGGGCCGCTTTCCTCCCATCTTCACTATGGTTTATAAGAGCATCAATAACAGCAGAGCCGCCAGTATCAATGTTCTGTGGAGTCTGGACATTCAGAGAAGGCCCTTTAGATGGTTCATAAGAAGGTACTCTAATTGGCATTTGCTATCCCCCGTGCTGTCCTAAAATTGATTGTGTTATTCCTTCCCCACTACCATATTTATCTGTAGAACTCTCTTTAGAAGTAGTCCCTTTTTGGGGTTTATTTTTATTTTTAAAGTAATCTCCAGCACCTTTGTCCAAAATATTGATAGACTTGGCAATAGCAGAATACATGGCATTTTTAGAGGCAGACCTAGTAGTTTCAATTTCATATCTCTTATTGTGAAGTTCATACCCCACCTCAGTAACTGAATCCCTCATCTGCTGTGCCATTTTATCTACAGTATCGTTTAGGGCCAGGTAAGAATTACCCGCACCACCTATTTTACCTTGAGTAGCTCTGGCCACTTGTTGTTCGCCTATAGTTTGTTTAGCAGACTCTTCCATAATGGCATAACTTCTAAGAGCACGGCTTTTAGTTTCCGCCATGGCCTTTTCCATCTGCCTCATTTGAAATTCTAACTTTCTTTTCTCAGTAACTCCTTGGGCAAGATTTCCAATAATAGAGCCTCCGACACCGCCAGCATGGGCGATGTCCTTAGCAGTATCAGTCATTCCTCCGCCGCCTCCTCCAGCGACCATACCCATAGCTGCTACGCCCATTGTGTCTCCTTAATCATGTTCAGTTCCTCTCATCACCATCCCATTAATGGTTAAAGGCAATGGAGAATTAGACCTAACCTCGACAAATGTCTCTTGGTCTGGGCCATTTGGCATAAGCACTGTGGCCTTTTTGCTTTCTAGAATAGTTATATTAGGTGCCACCATATCGTACTCTATTTGTTCATAAATCTCATCTTTTCCGCCTACGTATCCATCTTTACTTTTGTAAAGCATAACCATGACTCTATCTATCCTCTCCATAGATTCAAGAGAAGTCTCCAGTTGAGAGCCAGCATTGATATCCATAGTTCTTAAAACAGTATTATAAGAAAACCCTTCCACCATATAGTTAGAGGGCTTGATAGTATTAGGTAGAATAAATGTCCCATTAGCGTCTACTGTATAGTCTCCAATATATACTCCGTCCACTACTACCCCTATCTCAGAATTAGGAGAAGCATCAGATGGCCATACCTGATACTCAGGACTATTTACATCAATTCTAGTATCTAGAACTAAACTAGCTGGAGTTGTATAATTGGTTAGAGGTATATAAGTCCCAGCTAAAGCATTGGCCAGAGTAGTGGCAAATCTTATAGAAGTCCTTCCAGAGTAAGGTTTATTTGTTTCTGGAAGTGTGCCTATAGCAGAATATTTTACGGGGATAGCGTAATAAGTAGTATTGAGAACTAATTGAGATGGCAAAGAACCAGCAGGGGCAGTTGTAAATTTTATAGGATGCCCTAAATGGAGATTCATAAAATCTGAAGTCTTTATACAAAATCTACTCTCAGATATTACAAAATCTGCGGAAACTCCTGATATCAAACTTCCATTTGTACCTGGCATAACTCTTGAATTATCTAAAAATACAGGCAAATCATTCCCATTAGGAGATGTATTATTCATATCTATCTGGTGGGAATAGACGTTCTTATAATATAATCTATATTCTCCAGCAGGAGTTTTAGCTAGAACCCACAGATTATCCTCAGTACCAAATCTATTTTGGGCCACACAACAGTTTTGAATGGTGAACTCAGCAGTATGAAAATCGTGCCTATGCCAGGCCAAAGTCCCTGCATCTGAGGCAAAAGTAAGCCCTATAACTTCATTTAAACTAGTCCACAACCAAAGTGTACTTTCAAATCTAGACCACGCTACCCCATTAATAACAACAGCATTATAAGTAGTTCCTGTTGGGTAGGTAGAGTAAACTTCCTCTAGTCTCTTGGTAAGAATATCTCCAGATAATAAAGTTAGATTTTTAGTTTGGTAACCTGTATCTGTACCACCTTCTTCAATAGAGAAGAGCCTCTTCTTATCTTTGGCAACAAACATGGTGATACCTTCCGCAGATATGGAAGGTATATTTGTTCCCCCTATGTTAGTTACTTTCTTAACGAAAGAGTTAGAGTCAGAAAATAACTGGTCCACGTTACCTACGGCAAATTCCGCATCTAAAGTTCCTACTCTTATATCTGACCCAGAATTAATCCAAGTTATAACTGAAACTTCATCAGAAGCTACGGCCAGGTCAAATGGGTCCGCAGTAGTTTTGGCGCCTTTATAATTAAAAAATTTAGGTTGGGAATCCAGTGAGTTCCCATCTGCCTGCCTTCTGGCATCGAAAAGAAATATATTACCAGCATAGGAACACCATACAGTATCTGGAAAAGCTGGGGACCCTGCTAAAATCAATCTCTCTTGGAAAATAGTGGCAAGTCTAGGATATCCAAGGTTACCTCCCCAAGCTGAAATCCTCCAAGCTGCTGATGTTGTAGGAGAAGGCCATGAACCAACAGAATTTAACACTACAAAATTAGCAGTAGTGGGGGTAAGATAGTTATAAACGCAAATATAAATTACGTTTGAAGTAGTAGTGGTTATTGGAATTTCAAAGGCCATATAAAATGGCCGCATATTATACTTAGCTACGGCCAGAGTATTAATATATGTATCAAAAAAAGCCTTACTAGAAGTAACCACTCCTTTGTTACCAATAGTAGTAAGCGCCCCCGTAGAAGCTGTCAAAGTCATTGTATGAGTAGTATCAGTATTTGGAGACTGATAAGGCACCCTAAGGCCAGCCGCTAAATATTGACCAGGGTCATTTAAAATATCTACTGAGGTAACTGTGTCCTTATACCCTGATGGCATAAAATGGTTTACATAGATAGTATCTACTCCAGATACTTTTTTATAAGTTAATATAAAAGGGGCCACCTCTCCTGAACTATGATTGATAATTAAATTTACCCCATAGTGAACTGTAGTCCATCTTCCAGGTAAAACGGCTATATTAGTTTCATAAAGTCCATAAGATAAAAATTCAAAGTTAGTACCAGTAGGGTAGACTACATTTACTGGCTCTAGAAAATTATCCTGGTTTATATAATAGGCAACTATTGGATTATCTAAAAACCCAGCAATATTTCCACCAGAGTCATTAAATGGTCTCATTACAACTAGAAAATTTAATCCTCCAGGTCTAAAATTAAAGATAGAAAGATTATTAAAACCGGGAGACTGTACAGAACGACCATATCTAAGACCTTCTCGTTTAGTAACTCCACCATGTCTAAGCACCTTCATATTTCTAACCACAGCAGCACCGTGGGCGTATTCTTTTATATCGGTACGTGCCTCTAAATTTTTAGAAAGTTCCCCAGAAGCAAAGGAATTTTGTATATGGTTAAATCTTCCCACTAACTTCTCCTAGCATTTATAAGAAAGTCAGGATTTAAGGAATCTGGCCATTTCTCCTGAGCATTTATTGACCTAATTTCCCTTAAGTAATTTTCACCTTGTTCTGTTAATTGGGCGGTAAGTTCCCTACTCTGGACTAAAGCGTAGCACATATCCGCTGCTAAAAAGGTGGCCAGAAGTTCAGTAAAAGTAGCATCAAAAGTATCTGGAACAGTAACCTGATATACATAAAGTAAATCAACAGTTGGCTGGTTCGATAAGAGTCTTTTTCCTTGTATGGTGTATTCATAATCAGGGTCGTTGTTTTTATAAAGCCTTATAAAGTCAGATGGTAAAATATATTGGTACTGATACCCAAAAGTAGGGGCTGTAGATTCAGGGGTTAGTGTAATCTGTTTAACTGCAAAATTCCAAGGATGTCTTCTTAAAAGCCAGTCTCTTATTTTTGAATACTGTTTAGCACATAATCTGGCCTTTTTAGTATTATCGGACAGGGTATTTAAAGGCTCTACCCCTAATTTACTAAGAGCACTGTTACAGATTTCTACTTCTGTTGCCATACCCACCTCATACAAAAAAGGCGGAGTAGGTTTTAATTACTCCGCCTCTAAACTAACCTAGATTGTGCACCCAGATTAATCCATTACGTATAAAACTAATAGTCTAATCTTAGCACCTACGGCGGCGGCTGAAGTAGCAGTACATTTAATACCTACCACATATTCTGCGGTGGTTTTCTTTAAAAGTCCTGCATTAGTAGCTGCACCGGACATCTTTAAAACGGCTGCTGTAGCTACTGCTGTAGATGGAATTAATTCCGCTACAGAAGAGTTTCCAGCTCCTTCTTCAAGAGCTCCAGTAGCAATTTCTCCGACAGCTATTGAACCATCAATATCATCTGAGAAAACTGTGGCATCTAGGATTCGTGAGCCAATAGGTATTGACCCCATTTTAATCAAGTCTCCGGAAGTAAGCGCCCCTACTAACGTATACTCATCATATAGACAGTGAACCTGCCCATATAACTCCCCTTTTGGTACCATATCAGGGGGGAATTTATTTAACCCTGCTTGGTTTTTACTGTATAAGTTCATGCCTGTCTCCTTAATCTAAAGTTAAAACTTCTATTACTTTTTCTTCTTCCATTCTTACTGCCCCAAAAGTCATACATGCATATATTTGTTTTGCATAATGCTTTTCTGGCAACTCGGAAATTTTTCCTTCTACGTCTTTTCCAACGGCAAGTAAAATACCTAGTTTCTGCCAAGCTATACAACGTCTAGACCCAACAGGCATAGTACCAGTACCAGCACCTACGGACCCATTAGTTACGTTATACGCTACGGTAGCAGTAGTTACCGGAAGTCTTTCTGTTCTGATGAATTTGAACCCCATGAAAGTATTTATCGCCCCGTCCACAAGAGCTTTAACTGTGTTAAAGTCTGAACTGGTTACTTGGGTCTCTCCAAGTAAACTTTCTAATTGGGCAGCAGTAAGCGCTAGGTATCTTTCATCATCCCCTGTTTCTAATTCATTAAACTTCTTGGCAAGAAGTCTTAGAGTTTTAACAGAAAATTTTTCCCCAGTTGTACCAGGGGAAGTTTCTTTTACCGCCGCTAGTTTTTGAGAGTTAGGAAGTGATACTGCCACAGAACCGTCTTTACCAGTTTGAGCTGGATTCAAAAGTCCCGCTATAATAACATCATCCAAAGCTCTTCCCATGGCCATCATAAATGACTGGGTATATTCAGACTCTGGGTTATGGATAATTCGTAGTTTATCCTCTTTGTCCACGAGGTCTGCCATGAAGTAATCTGCCATGGTTACAGCTCGTCTGGAATATGGGGTATCAATGTAAGTTGTATCAGAGTGACGGCCAACTTTCTTTTGTGCAGTAGTTGTACCAATCCTATCATAGAATGATACCTCAGCTTTCTGAGATTCACTTCGCACATATGGGCGAAGTCTAGAAGCCTTTTGTTGTGATAAATGGAAAACGTTCGCTGAGAACTGGTTAACCATACTAGTTGTAATTTGTTGTGACATAGTATCTCCTTAAATTTTAGTTAAACTTTTAGTCCAAATTCGACAGGATTATCCAAATCGGGTCCAAGTCTAACCTACTTTTCAAGGAGGTCCTTAAAGGATTATCTCAGGTAGGCTTATAAGGATTGTTACAGAGTGCCCTATTCTTGTCAACCTAGGTACTCAAATAATTTATTCATCTTCCTAACCGCATCTTCATGTTGAGCATTTTCCTTATTAAAATAAGGATGGGTCATATCTGCCATGATGGCATTTATCTGTTCTTGTGCCTCCGCCGGAGATAATCTACCATCCATAGACTTAATTCCAGTACCCGGATTTGTATCTTCTGACAATAATTCCCCCAATCCAACAAAGAATTTTACCACCACGGGGTCATTTCCAAGCCCAGATTGGTCTAACATCTGCACTACTTCTTCACTACAGAAGTTTTTTACCGCTTGTTGGGCCAAATATAATTTTGAATCGAAAGCTTGACCATATTCATTTTGCAAAGCCTTTATTCCGTCCTGGTAATACCTAGTTTGTGCCTCTTGTTGGGCAATGGCCTGAGCCTCTTCATTTTTAGCGTACCATTGTAACATTTGCTCAGCTTGTTTAGGCAATATCCCAGCTTGAAAAGCTATTTCCTTGAACTGGGTAAATAATTCCTGGTTTTCTACCTCATATTCCTGAGGAACTGGGTTGTATTCTTTAATATCCTTAGGAAGTCCTAGTTTACTAAACACTTCCTTCCATGCTTCTGGGGCATCATTAGGGTTTGGTACAGTTATCTTATCCCTACCCATAGTTTTTTGGGCATGTACATAAGACTTTAGAAGATTCGTACCATTTAATTGGCCTGCCTCATCTTTAAAAGCACGTAAACTAGGGTCTTCATAGATAGTTTTATCTACTCCCTCATACCAGGTGCCTTTACCAAACACTTCCGTACTTGTAGGCTGCGCTGCTGGTTGTGTAGGCGCCTCTGTTGAAAATCCCGAACCAACTGTACTACTCTCTAAAGTATCCATTACCGCCCCCCTTGGCCTCTTCTTGCATTTTTAATATATCTTCTGGTGATTTCTCCAATACATTTAATATCCTAAGCACAACATTCCTGGCACCTTCGTTAAAATACATATAGTAAGGGCTAGAATTTCCACCCCTATCAAAAAATACAGTAGAAGATGCTATGGAGTGATTCCTAATCAAATCATTAAGAACTGCTCTACCTTCTTTAGAAGAGAAGCATTTTTTATAGTTAAGTAATAACTCAGTTTGGGCCTGAGATACTTCTTCTGAATCTTGTTTTTTCATTACATTCCTGGAGGTGTTTGAGCTTTAGCTAATGACTCTACTCCAGATGCCCCTTTTTGTAAAGCTTCGGCCCCTGCCATTTGCTGTTGCATCTGTTGTTGTGCCTGACTTTGTTCTAGTTTGGCCTGGCGTTCAGTTTTTACACGGGCCTTATCTTTTAATAATTTTGGAGGCAAGTTGAATATATCCGCGGCATACCTGGCTATCTCATCACCATCAAAATTATCCATAACCCCTGGGTCAACAGAAGCTATAGGACTAATTACTTGCATGGTCCTTGAGAAAGCATCCGCTTCCGCAGCCCTCTGTGCCTTGGCAAGTTGAGATGTGTATTTAATGTTTAATTGTTTATTTTGTAAATCACTAGGGGCCGCTGGTATCAAACCCTTCCGTAGCAAGATACTAAAACAGCGTTCCACAAGTGGTTGCAGGAACTCGTAGTGTTGTCTTCCGAGAACAGGTCCGAGTAATCGTAACTTCTCCTCAGTCCGTTGCACTACCTCCGTTGCCGTCATCTGAGGATTCTGTTCCGATAATTGCAACTGGTCTATAAAAAATGCTGAATTAATTCTTTTCCTAACCTCTGCTGCCATTTCATCCCCGAACTCAGGTTTAACACCAGTATTCAGAGGTTCAATCCTATCCTTGGAACCTGCTCGATAAATATTTAAAGCATGGGGATGAGTCTTAATAGGCAATAATATCCCATCATCAGGGGCCTGCAAAGGAGGCGCAATTGTTAACTGGGCCGCCTGTAATGTAATTTTCATTATAGCATTTGTCATTTTTATGTCGGCCAGACATTTCATTCCTGGAGACCGCCCATAAATTTCTCCCGAAACCTTGGACCATCTAGGAATTACATAAGGATTTTCATAGTACCCACTGTTTCTTAATACTTCCCTAGTTTCAAGCAATACATGAACACTATAATAAGGTTTATTTTGAGAGTTTATCTTTCTGTGGTTCCTCTTGCTCCGTGGGCCTACCCCATGTATAATTGAAAACAACCTAGTGGGTGCAGTTTTCTCAGCATCTTTAACTTGCTGAGGTGTGAACTTTTCACCGAACTCCTGAACTATTTGCTTAGCTGTCCATTTATACTCCTTGAAGATTGTATCCACTAGGCCTTTATTATTCTCTTCTACGTAATGCTCGTAGATAGGGGCCGCTTTAAATCTAAGGACATTATCATCATCTTCTTCAATGAATAGTGTGGCAGTTCCAAAACTTCCTAGGTCCAGATAGAGTTCGTGAACTTCCGAATTGAAATTAGTATTGTTAAAAATATTTATCATCTTCTTAACAGCTATATCCAACCACTTCCTAATATCATCGTTCATATCTAAGTCGTCATCTCCAGTGGAGAGTCCGAACCATATAGACGATGGGTTGGTAAGCATAGAATGTAGAGCAGATGCTAGTAACTCATTGGCATGAATAGAGGTGGAGTCATATAGTAAATCCTCCCCTCTCTTTTCACCAGATGACCTACTACCATAAATATTATTTTTCCTTGGAACAATATAAAAGGATAATTCTTCCCAGTACGAGTCCCAATTTGTCCTCTCTCCTTTTAATTGATTGTATTTATTAATCAGCCAATCCCCAAGAGTATCCTCAGATGAATTAGGTTGACCTGTAGGTGTCTCATTGTGAATTATGGCCATGATTGTCCTATGTAAATAAACTTGTTAAATCAGATTGAGGAGTTAATAAACTACCAGTATTACCATACCTACTCCCAGCTCCTGTCCTAGACAAGTCCGCCGTAGATTGAAGACGCTTTCTTTTGGCCTCTTCTTCCGCCGCCATCTGAGCATTATACTGGTCCTGCTCAGCTTGGGCCTTCTTCTCCGCCGCTTGCATCTGTTTCTTCTGTTCCTTGGCCGCAAATATTGGACCTACTACTGGTATAAATTGCGCAGCTTTTCCGATACATCCTCCTTACCATACACAACCTCAGAAGCCGCATTGAAGGCTAAAGAAGCTAGGGTCGCTGTTTTAAAAGTCCCTATTGTATGTGACTTGTTATTAACTCGTATTGAGGCTTGAAATCCTCCGTACTTTCTGGCATAGACTCCTATATACCCTGTTTTACTTCTTAGGGGTTTATTTAATACCTGCTCCCTCATGGTAGCCCACCTACAGTTTTCTTTAGAGTAACCTTTATCATTATCTATCCTATCTAGGGTCATACCTTTGGGTTTTGGCCCCATATCTTTTAGGAACTTTTTGTAACTATCCCACTCTGCATCTACTTTAATCCCTCTTCCACCATACCTATAGAAATCCTTTCTATTAGGGTTATTGCATCTACTTTTCATATTAACATAGATTGAGTAGCTCATGCACACCTCATAGGATTAAAACTTTTTAATACACTCCCCATATTCTACCTCGTAAATAATGAATTACTTCCACTAGCAGTCAACATCGTCCCACCTTGGGCCTTTTGTTTCTTAACCTGGGTTCCCGTAAGCGCAGTATTGTCCGCCGATAAATTAGGTCCTGCTCCGGCCATAGTCTTTCCGGCCAACCCCATCTGGGCATTATATCTATTTATAGCGTTTACCCTATCTTCATTATGGCCAGTATTTGTAAATTGCTGGTCAAATCCCTTAGTAACATCAAAATTGGTTCCACCATAATCCTTACCTACGTAAGGCGCTGGCTTCTTTCTCTTTCCCATTATTTACCCCCTCTATTTCTTCTTCTTCTTTGTTAATAAAGTATTACCGTCCTTAGCACTCTGAGGCTGTCTGTTGAACTTACTATCAACATAAGCATTTATCTTGTCTTGCTCTGCCCTGTCTATCTTGTCCATCTGTTGATGGTCAACTTCTCCTGTAGATTTTTTAATATAGTCATCCATTTCTCTAGGACTCATACCACCAGTCGATATTCCAGTATAAGGGTCTTCACTACCTCCTGGCATATCTTTCGTATATGTTGCCGAAACAGTCCTCTTTTTATTTAATGGGTCGGCCTGAGCAGGTAGAACCTTGGACCTCACCCTGTCCTGAATAAACTTTTTTAACTTCTCTTTACTTATTGCTACCATTTCTTACCCCATCTATGTCATAGACCACTCTAATCTTATCTGGACTAGCATCGTATACTGTGGCCCCAAAATGTAAGAACATTATCAGTTTAAGGGAACTATCTGGCAAATTCAACTGCACTTCCCCCATTAATTTCCCTATTTCAGGGTGATTCTCCATCAAAAAGTCCCTAAATCCAAAAACTAGGGCCCTGCCTTCCCCTTTCCCACGGCAAGATGTGGGTATATAATAATTTTCAATACAAGCAAAGTTCTGATAGAATCGGTAGGATATAAATCCGTTCCCATGAAAATAAGTCTCCGCTTCCCAGTAACTCTTCTGCCAATCGGCAATAATTGCTTTCGTTTCATCACTTAACATCACTTTCCCCTAAAATTTAAAAGGCGACCAATCAAACTGTGCATCCCTTTCAAAGTGTTTCCAACTCTTCATAGGTTGCTTCATCGACATCGCCAAATACCTAAACGCATCCGCCCCATGTGACGCCCAATCATGCAACGGCTTTTGTGAAAATATCTTCTTCTTCGTATCATACTCCTTGGTGTATGCCTCAAGCGAATCTATCCCCTTTTTGCAGCTCTTCTCATCGAACCAGCACATCGGCAACATTCTTCGTACAGCATCTATACCATCCTGAACCCCCGCCTTTGGCAGGACCCTCACAGGGCCGTTCCATAGCGAGCGTACCACCTCTTCCCTGGATTTCCCAGTCCCCAATTCCCTGGCCGCCGCATCGTGGGGAAGGTGCATCTCTCCATATACATATCTCATACCCTGTAGGTTACGAATGATATCAGGTAAGCTTTTCCCCTCGTACTCCTTATAGTTGATAAGATGTACTTCCTTCCCAACAAATTGAGCGAACCATACCGCACAGGCATCGGAGATACCCAAATCAAATACCGGTATGACCTGCACTGCTTCGTCATAAGGAACATTGGTTATTCTCTTATCGGTTCTGGCAACATTCATCAAGTCTGTATAATAAGTTCCCCTTGCACCTGCTGTAAAGGAGCATTCAAATTCCTGTAGGTATGTATTCTCATCCATCCCCTTCCTAAGGGACGCAAGCTCATCCGCATCTATAATGTTGGTATCCGATGCACGGAATACCTTTGCGAACCACTCAATCTTGGTTATGTATTCACCCCTCTCGTATGCCTCCTTGTACTGCTCCATCTCGTCCAGAGCAAATTTGTACAGGTCATAAAAGAAGTTCCTCCCCGCAGGTGTACCAATAAAAATAGCACGCCCCTTACGGTCGGAGAGTGCAGGCCTAATAACGGCGGTCCACACCAGCTCGTCCATCAGGCCCACCTCATCCAAGATTGCCTCATCCAAATAGAGTCCCCTTAACATGTCATAATTTTCTGCTGATAGCAGGAATATCTTGATATGGTCGTCTAGGTGTGGCCTTGGAATATATACTGTTAATTCTGATTCGTTGAACTTCACCCCTGGTATGTTAGGTGTGTATTGTTTTATGTACTCCCAGGCAATTCTCTTAGCGGCAGAATATGTAGGAGCAAGGTAGCACCCCTGGGGGTTTTTAAAGGGGTTCGTCAATAACCTATTGCCCATCTCATTAATCGCCCAAACTGTCTTGCCCCATCTTCTATGGCAAACTATAACCGAAAACCTGGAACGTCCACAGACCTCATGCAGGTACTTCTGGAGGTCCCTTGGTCGATACCCAGTATCTATAATTGTATGTGTATCGCTCATGTATTACTTTCTAGGTTGAAATTTACGTGTATGTATCTTACCAGTCTCCGTGGGTTCCTTCTGCTCCTGTGGATTCAGGTCCTCCTTCGGCAATGGAATCTCCTCTTTCGTGGGTTCCGGTGATAGGGTCGGTGACTTTGGCACTGGTATCCAGTTCCCCATTTCGTCCAAATATCTTTTCTCCAAGGTCCCCTCCTAAATTTTCAGGTATTCCAGTAATTATAACTATCGCTTTGTGATTTGAATTTACTTGTATTTTATCGCCGTATTGAGCTGGGTTGTCCAGTTTGGCAAGTTTAAGGCCTATATCCACCACTGCCTTTTCTCTATCAAGTTCCTCTTTGGTCATTGGCGCGGTGCCGTCAGCTATCCTGTCAAAAGCATCGACCGCCTTGGAATGGAAACTATGGGACCTGTACTCAATTGCAGCTTGGTATTCTCGCTTGAAATCTGGGCTATTACGCATCCACTGGCATAACTGGGGATATGGTGGCATACCTTCGACCTCAGAAACGTTTTTAAGGGTCATTCCGGCCCTTATGAGCGATACCACTATTTCTATGTTATCTGGGACGCATTGTATTAAACCGTTCAACTTAATCAATTCCATAAATTTCTCGCATATATGCGGATAATTTATCACGCTGGACAAGAATTGTCCAACTAGTAGTTGAGCGAATAAGTCGGGATTATTTAAGAAATTGTAATTCGGATAGATAGGCCTCCCCGCCCCCCGCCGCCGTAAAAAAATTTGGGGGGTACGTACCCCCCAAACCCTATTAGGCTATAGGTTTTTCTGTTAACAATTTATCGTTGGCCTTGATAAACTGCTCTAGCATAGCTAGAGTCTTAGCGTCCACTAGCCTTAGCCACTGCTGTTTGTACAGAGTAACGGGCCACTTACCGAAGCCGTACACCGACAAGGCTCCCTTGGCACTGACCTTGAAGCTCAAGGCCTTGTGCTTTACGGCTCTAAGAGCCTCGTTTTCCGCTCTTAGACGTTCAATTTCCAAATCCTGAGCTGTTTTTTTAACTGTTGACATAAATTCTCCTGTGTTAACTTGACTCGCTTAATTGCAAGTCGGCCTGTATTGTAATCGAACCGGAAAATTAACGCAAGCCCCCCATGTAAAAATTACAATTTGCCCAATGTGCGCGTTATGCGTGCGCTATGCGTAGCGTGCGCGGTCACTATCGCGCGGTGCGTGCGCTATGTGCGCGTTATGCGCGTTATGCGCGTTATGCGTACACGCGTTACATTATCGCGGGCGCGGGCGTTACGCGCGCGTTACGCGCATCATGCGTGCGTTATGTGCGTGAGGTTATTTGACAATTGACTCGTGGCTATTTGGCAAAGAGTTAAGTTAGTAGTTGACCACTTCGCAATTCGGGTAGCGATTAGTGTCAGGTCTACCTGGTGGTGGGTAGTAGGGTGGAAAAACGATTTCCCCTTATATATATATATTATCTATTCTTATATATTATATAGAAAATACTATCCATCACTACCCATTTTACGACTATCCTGCGTGATTTCAAGCACTTAGCTGATGGATACCAAACTATACACTAGAATCCACTAAATTCCCTACTAACCATCAGTTTTATTACAATATACTACATTATCGTAAGTCCGAACGCATTATTTGAAAAGTTGTTATACCAACTCACCGCGCATGGTGGACCGACGGTTAGGAGTACGTTTTTCACCCAATACCCGACTATCGAAGATATTAGCATAGCGTTATACGACGTAGCACGCTCAGAACAAGGCAAGGGAGTGCTATTTTCGTCAGAGTGAAGAGTGGCCATATAACGCTTACGGCTATCCATATCTAACAGGTCGCAATACTCTACCTTACCAATCTCTCCACCCATTCTGGGGTCGATTATACACCTTGCATTAGTCAAGTTTTTAACTGAGTGATAGATATCCTGCCTGGTTTTCATGTTGTCCACTGCACTAATAAAGATAGTAGGCTTACTTAATTTATACTCTGTATTAATATCTACTCTTTCCCAAAAGGTAGAGACAGTGCCAATGCATCGGGAAGCTACGCAGTCTATTTTAAGCTTATTGATTTCAGAGGGTATGAAATTTTGGCCACCGATATTAGACTCTTCGACAGTATCGAAGTCATATAAATGTAGCTCACCTATGCCTAGCTTACTTACTAGAGGCCCTATAAAGCTCCCTAGACCTCCGCAACCTATGAGAACTACCTGCCACTTAGAAGCGTCTGAAGGGTCGATTAAACCAGATTGAGCTGTGAAATATTGTCTATTGTTCATATAAATCCTTTGAATTTGCAGGCCCTATGCTGAGTAGGTCTATATAATCAGTGAGTGCCCGATAGTTTTTGGGTTTTTCTTTATAGTCTTGTAGAAACCAGTTATAGATAGCTAAGACCTCTTTACGGTCTAGGGAATAGTCTTCCATAACCTCTCTGACTATCTCTTTAAAGTCGTCTACTCTATCAAAGTTAGAGTTATTGGGATTAGGCATGGCCATGTTATCTCTACGGGTGGCCAGGTCTTCGAGACCACCGCTAACCCTAGTCAAGTTTTCACCGCCAAGCTCATAATCTTCATAGGTTAGCAGACTGCCAGTATGCTCAAACTTGTGTATCTTAACCTTGTCTGTATACTGTGCCTCTGCCCAGAGAGACTCTTCTTCACTAAGACCGCTGGTGTAGCTGACCACAATATCCTCGGTCACAATGGGTGGAAAAGGGTCGATGTCTCGCTTGCTAATGCCCTGATAATAGATAAACTTAGACTCGCCCTTCTTATTGAATACACCTGCCAGTAGCCACCCTCCATTTTTTACATAGTCCTCATAGGCCGTCTTGTCTGTGCTAGAGAAGAATACGCTCATATCTACATGGGAGTGGAAGTGAAAGCGGATATTGCCCTCAAGTCTCTTATCCCAAGCGAGCTTATTGATAGAGTCAGCGTCCATATCCACTGAGGCACCTGTTACGGTCTGCTGAAGTAGCTCAACATTATCTACTCTGATTGTGCCATTGTCTAAGATGGTCGCTACACCCATTCCGGCTATTTCATAGGGACATTTGGCCACCCAATAGTCTATAAATTCTTTAACTTTGCTATTTATGATTACTCTCATATACTCTCCTCAGTGTTAATGTTTTGTTCTATAGTGTATTCTTCGTCTTCGTTGTACTGGACATCTTCTTCCTCTTCTTCCTCTGGCTCAG